TCTGTTTAGGAGAGCAGGCCTCGCCTTTCGTAAGACCCTGATCGGTTTCGATCTTGAGGGCGCGGAACGGATTTCAGACGAAGCGATAGCCAGCATCAGAAATGCTCCTCAAGAGAAGAGCAACGGCTTCTCTCTGGCCACGGAAGAGGTCTGCCGGAAAATGTCAGGCCGGTTCGATGAAATCCTGAAAGAGTGAGACAGCTCGCCCGAGCGGGGCTAGCATACCCTATAAAACCGAAGCAGCGGGCTTGCCCCGCTGCACCACCCGCCGCGTCCTTCCTGCTGCCCTGATAGCGCTCTTCTGCTCTTCCACGTCCGCCTCATCAGAGGCTTGCCGCTTCTGGCTTCCAGTCTTGTTGAAGATCGCCAGCACGGCACCATCGATCTTCCGGATCACCGAAAGCTCCCACGGCGGGATCACCGCCCCGCTCAACCGGCAGAAGCTTTCGATCTCCTGATAGCTGATCGGGTTGGCCGCAAACCCAGACTGGCGGGTGTTGTGAAGCTCGACGAACCAGTCCCAGATGTAGGCGAGATCCTCAGCGAGTTCTGGTTCTGCATCCCGCTTCCTTCTGGGAAGAAAGAAAGCCCTCGCGTACTCGACTAGCTCTTCTGCGAGGGCGTCATAAAACGGGCATCCTCATCGGCTCGCGCATCGATCTGCTCGGCGATGAAGAAGAACTTCGGCTGGCTGATGATCGACATCACGCTCTCTGGTGTGGCCGGAACGTCTTTGCCGTCGTTCTTCATGTTCCAGTGCGCGACCGAAGCGGCGACGATCTCGTTCGTCTTCTCCTCGACCTCCTCTACCGTCCCTGCCCGCTTGGGGTTCTTCTTGTTCGCCAGGATGGCGGCATTGCCGAGGCGGCGCTGGGTGCGCTTTACGACCTCGGAGCGGTAGGACCGAACTCCTACCACCAAACCGGTCGGCTGGCCTGTTACCGGATGCATGATCTCTAGCTCCGACACCTGCTCGAAGTCGAAGGTCTCAAACTGTGCGATATCGAAAGACATGTGTTTTCCTTACGGGGTGATGTCGGCAGGTTCGACGGTGAGGATCTCGGTGGAAATGCCGATGTTCGCAGTACGGCGGACGACATTGTCGCCGGCGCCGACGTTCTTGCGAACGGACTGGACCTTGGCGCGGAAGTAATCGGTGCTGCCGCTCCACCCGGCCTGAGGAGCGTCCTCGTATTCAACCTTGAAGTTGAAATCGAGCTTGCTTTGCTCGGCGGCCTTGATCGCGATCTGGCCTGCGTCCATCGGGTCATCACCGAAGACCAACGCCAGGACGCCGGCATCGCGTGCGCCCTTCAGGTGGCGAACGCGGCCATCACCCAGAGACTGGAAGGTGACATCGGCGGATTCATCGCCATATTCGCCGCCATCCTCGACTTCGCCGATCTCGACCCAGGTCAGGGCTTCGAATGCGTCAATTGCTGCTGTGTCAGTCGTGTATGGAATGACAGTGGATCCGCCGATAAAATAGCGGGCGCCTGTCGCAGTATTGATGGTCATGGTCGCTCTCCTTTAAGCGGCATAGGCTTCGTATTCGATAGTGACGGGGATGCTGAACCAGCCAGCGTCCGGCGGCTGGGGGATGCCGTACGGCTTGCGGTAGATCTTGATCTTGATACCGCTCTCGAACATCTCGAGCCCGAGCGGGAAGTGGTCGACGATCTGATCTGCCTTCTCGTGCGGGACGCGGACACCAGTGTTGGCCACGCTGTTCATGTGAAGAGTGACCTGGAAGATGCCGCGGTGCTGCTGCCGACCGCCTGCGGCCAGCGTGCGAGTGTTCGTCCGGTTCGGAAGGAAGTTCACTTCAAGGTAGGCGTTCGGCAGCGTGCCAGAAGATGGAAACTTGATGTTCGGCCAAGCTATCGGCAACACCGGCGCAAAGGCGAGCGACTGCAGCCGGTCCGATAGCGCTCGAAAGATGTTCGCTTCCACGCCTGCCGGCATTCGTGTATTCCTTCCGCGATGTCCGGCAAGCCGCCCCTCACCGATGGCGAGATTTACGAGCTGCTGCATAAGCTGTGGCTGCAAGTTTCCGTGGAGAGCGGCGAAACCGAGTTCGGATCCAACACCCTGAAGAGCGCTAGGGTCGCGATCTTCGCCCTGCAGGCGGCCCTACTGATGAAGACGGAAGGCTCGGCTACAGAAGCCCGAACGCCTTCCCTACCCTCTGAGCATTCCGATTGACGTGGTTCTGCCAGTTCTGAACAGCACCGCGGACGAATGCGTCCGGCGCCTGACCTCTGGTTCCATATTCTCGCGCCGCAGCATAGGCAGCGGTGTAGCCGAAGTAGATCGTATCCGTTAGATCAGCGTTGAGGATGACCGCCTCGATCGTTCCTGCGTCGTAGCTATATGTTCGCCCATCGACCGGCTGGGCGTTCGGGTTGATCCGCGGCATTGCGGCGGTTGATGCCATCAATGAAGACCACAGGAAGCCAGTGTCGAAGCGCATCCGGCCGCCTTCGCGGGTCAACGTCTGCATCTCCTTGACCGTGTCTTGGACGCTCTCATTCCTCACTGCTTCAGATGCTTCTGGGATCTTTTCTGCCCAGGCCGCGATCGTCGCTGAGAAGGAAGCTCTAGCCATCAGGCTGCTTGCCTTGCCTGATACCGGCGGAGGCCGGCAGCGATGTAGTCGATCGTGTACTCTATCCGGCACTTGCACCCGATGCGATGACGTGCCGGAGCGCGTGGGTCATGGGGATGCATGAGCATCGTGCCGTCCGGCGCCATGAAGGCCTGATCGAGCGGGATGCCTTCTGCCTTGTAGCGAGACGCCATCTCGACATGCTGCATACGTGGATGCTTAGAACCGGAATGGCGCCAGTGCTTAATTACGTCCTGCGCCTGGATCTTGCCGGCTTCGATCTGCTGACGGATTGCTACGTCTCGCACTGCGAAGAGCGCTGTGCGTGTCTCCTCAAGCGCGATAGTCTGACCACGGAGTAGGAGGTTCCTGTCCGAGAGGCGAGCGGCGATCTTGTCGACCATATCGGCCGGCACCGGCATTCCTTCACGGATCGCCTTGGCAACGGTGCGGTCGAAACGGCGGTCTCTCGTCTTGAGGCCCAGGTAAGCCTTCATCCCGTCAACATCACCTTCCAGCAGGCGGGCGCGATACTTCTCGACCAGCTCGATCTGCGCAGACGTCAAACCAATCATGCCGCCCTCGCGGCGACCAGTCATCCGCGACACCCGCCCGATCACATCCAGCGCCGTGCGCGTAGGATTCTGCCCTCGTGCAAGACCTGCCTCGAATGCTATTCGCAGCCCTTCCCGCTGATCCTCCACGATGTTCGTCACCATGGAGGAAGAGATGGTCCGAAGCATGTTCTCGGCCATCAGGTTTCGGACGCCGAACTGGAATAGCACCCGGGCGCCATCTGGGGCGGCCAGTTGAGGCAGGCTCTGCACAGCATTGACGCCACCGGCGTTGAACGCCTCCTGCAGAGCAAGCTCAAGGGTGGTGAATGCTTCCGGCTCCACCTGGATGGCGCGAACAGCCGCAGCAATGTCGCCACGCTCAAGAGCTTCAACAATAGTCTTCAGAACAATGTTCGACCGAATGGCGTCGATGCTGTCGCGAAAAGCAGCGGCCAGCTTCGGCTCATAGGTGGCCAGCAGTTCGTCGAAGGTCATGCGGTAGGCGTAGCCTTGGCGTTCTGCTTTTCACCAGCCTTGGTGGCCGCCTTCACCATGCCCTGCTTCTCAAGGGCTGTAGCCTTCTGCGGTGCTAGGCTTGGCGTGTCGCCCACCTTGTATCGCTCGAACGCCTGCAGGACTTCGACCTTCACGTACTTAGCGCGGGGATCTGCTTTCTCAGTCATGGTTTTCTCCATCCGGATATGCTTTTGAGTGGTGACGCTTCTGAATTCCGCCCTTCAGGAAGAGCCTATGTTCGATCTGCCACCGCGCAACATCCGCCAGATCAAGCGGTTGTCGTTCTATCTGACGCGAAAGGACCGTCGACGTCTTGCCGCAGGGTGCTTTGCCCTGCTGATCGTGGGCTATCTGCACAGCTATGTCGCTGGTAGCAGCACAGCGCTGCCGCGATATGGTGCGCTGATGACCCTGATGACGTTCTGGCACGCGTTTAGGCAGTTCAACTATCTGACCATGTTCGAGCGCCAGGCTAAGCCGGTGGGCGTGGACGTCGCGAAGGAACTGGGCAAGGAAGAGCGGGCGCCGGAGCTACTGTCCGGTCTTCAAGTCGGCATCGCTCGCCGGTTTCTGTTGGACCATCTGGCGGCAGCCTCATTGGGCACTGTGATCTGGGGTTTCGGCGACCTCCTGCCTCTTGCAACTTTCTAGGCAGCGCTCCTTGCTTGGCACACGTAGACAACCGGCGTGGCGCCGTCGAAACGGTTCGGGTCCATATTGACGATCAGGTAGCTCTTGCCCCCAGCCTGCACGACCATGCCGACCTCAGGCTCGACCGTCAGGCCAATTGCGCTGATGTAGAGCTGCACGTCGCCGGCGAGGATCGTGGTCCCGTTCACGTAGCGCTGGTCGTAGGCCATGATCACCACGCGGCAGTCATGCTCGACCGGTATCGGATCTCCGCCCTCTATCGGGTCGGGCGGGCTCATGCCGATGATCTTGCCGGCAGAGCCGAACTCCACAATGAGTTCTTCCGCAACCGCCTGCATCTCTGAATAGTCGAAGGTGGCCATTAAACCCTGCAGAGGAAGGTTGCGGTGGTGTTTCCCTTCGCCGGCACCAAAATGCCGGCGAGGATGCCATCGATCATTGCGAAGACTGGCACCGAAGAAGCCGCAGTAGCTTCGACGTATTCCGTCTCCTTCTCGATCTGGCCAATCTTTTTCCGCTCGGACTTCACGAGCTTTGAGCCTTCGAAATCCGGAGCAAGAGAGCCGGGCCGCGCTAGCTCTCGCAGTGCGGCCTCATAGGTTGCTTCTTCGATCTCAGAAGGGACTTCATCTTCCGCCAGTTCATCACCGGCAGCATCCGTGGCTTCGATACGCGGCCATTCCCTCTCCTGCGATCTGCCGCCGGACTTCCTGCCGCTGAAGCGTCCGCGATAGGTATTGTCGATCCAGACCGAAGCACGGACCAGTGCCGCCAGCTTGGCGTCATCGTCACCAGTTGCTTCCCACGCTGCATTTCCCCGCGCCTGGTGATAGGCAAGAGCATCAGGCAAGGCGCCGTAGTTCACCGCCATAGTTTCCCCTTCCCTTGCGACGAGGTGTAGGCATCGATCAGGCGTTCGGTGATGTACTGGATCCCGTAGGCTTCCATCTCGAGTCCCGGGCGATCCTCGCCGATGTGCCGGCACAGAAACTGCCAGACGTGGACCGCCTCGTGGACGATGGTGGAGATGACTTCCATGGCGTCCCGCTCTCTACCCTCGCTGACGGTGACGTAGATCCTGCCTTCACCCGTGTGCGTATCTTCGATCCACTGAGTGTGGCCACCGGTGTGAGGCCTGCCCGGCCATTCATGGTGGAGCTTCATACTCTTCATTTCTCGCCGCCACGCTTTGGCGCTGGGGACGAAGCCGATCGCGACTGGTTGCCAGCCGCGGTCGATCCAGATTGTGCGGTTCTTGCTCAACCGCGGCGCTTCAGCTCTGCCTCGATGGCAGCATTGGCCTCTTCGCCATTGCTCACGGGCTCGTTGCTGAGCTTGGAGGCCAGAGAACGACGCTCCTGCCAGCTGAGGTCACGCCAGTTGCCCGGGATTTCGACAGCAGGGCGAGTGGCATCGGTCTCAGGGGTTTGACTGGTCGCCGCACTACCGGCCGGCTGATCGCCGGTGACCTTCTGCGCGCCGGGCACTACAGCCTGGCCAGCCTGATCAGCAGTCTGTGCCGGGGCACCGGTGGCCGGGTTGGTGTTGCTGGCCTTGATGCCAATACCGCCCACAGCGGCCACCTCAGCATTGGCTGCAAAGTTGCCCTCGCTGTCTGCCAACGGTCGGGCGGTGCCTTCGGGATCGGGTGTCCCTGGCTCAAGGTTGGAAAGAGCCGTTGAGGATTGGCGAGCAGCTTTCTCGGCCTGGTCAGCCATCTTGTCGAAGGCATTGGCCAGCCGGTCGACCGCACTGCCGCCGGTGCGGTTGGCACGGGAGCGCAGGATCTGCGCCTTGCTTTCATCACGGCGGGCGATAGCCTCCGCGAGAAGCGAATCATTCTTCTGATCGGTCATCTCGTTTCTCCAAATTGCGGGGAAGCAGAGAGGGGTCTAAGCCCCTGCCCTTAGCCGTTGGTGGTGACTGCGACCATGCGGACCAACTTCGGGTCATAGACCCGGCTCCAGTTGGCGCCCGTCGCAAGTTCGGTGTCAGTGACGCCGGACTGAGAGGCCGGCGTTCCGCTGAAGGCGACACCGCGCGGGTGCATGACCCAGTGGCGGCGATACCAGACCGTCTCAACGCCTTCACCGTTACCGGCAGAGGCGTTGCTTTCGATCTCGACCGGCGTCTTCGGCCCACCTTCGCCGGTGGCTTCGGCGTAACCGATCGCACCGTTACCGAAGAGGTAGGAGGTGTACTTGAAGCCGGAGGTGTCCCCTGCTTCACGGGGGCACTGGTCAGAGACGTAAACGATCTTGTCGTCCCATACGTCGAAGTCGAGGCCCGTGGCCGGATCCTTGAACTTGTCGATCGCACGAGCAGCGCGCAGGTTGTAAAACACCCGCGAGTGCATCAGGACGGCGGAGAGTGTGGTGCCGTATTCGCCGAGCAGTGCATACGCATTGGCAGCGATCTCAGCGTCCAGGTTAATCGGAGACGCCGCGCCGTCTTCAGATGCGACATCCAGCACGTTGCCAGCCATGCCGCCCGACGCGAAAACGCCGCGCATCTGCTGACCGAGAATGCGCTGTTCTTCACGCACCCAGTATTCAGCGATCAGCTGAGCTACTGCGTCGAGCGGGTCTTCGGCGAGCATGGAAGCGACGAGGTTCGCCGACTGCCAGCCGTTGTTGCGGCGGATCTTGCGGGCCATGTCCTGGCCCTGCGTCAGCTTGTTTGGCGTGGCATTCTGCGCCGGATCGTCGGTGGAAACGTTCGAGTTGCCCGTCAGGTCGTTCCAGAACGGCATCTGGACGAGGTCGCCAGGACCATTCGCGAACCGCTGAAGCTCGGCATCAGCGGAAACGATCGGGGAGTTGCGGATGCGCGAAAGCTGCGCGATGCGCTGGATCGTGGTCGGGAGGAAGAGCGGGCCATAGATGACGTCGCTCAGGCGGGTCGTTGCCATTGCAAGGCTCCTATTGCTTGGAGGATGTGGGGTGGTTGGTTTCGGTCACCCCACTGGGCATGACCTCGTCTTGTGGTGGCGCCACTGGCGCCGAAGATTACCAGGAGGGAGTGACGCCGGCAGACTGGGCCATCTGGCGCGCCTTCGACGGGTTCTCTTGGATGAGCTGCTGTTGCTTGGTCAGGTTCGGCTTTTTGCCGTTGCTGCTGTCCCAAGGATTGTCTGCGAACTGGCGGCCATCGCCGCCCTTGGCATCGCCACCAGTGGCCTTGGCGATGAAGACCTTACCTTCATCCTGGCCGGACCAGTTGCGGACGTAATCAGTGAGCGGGGTGCGGTCGTTCACGCCGTCATCGGCAAAAACCTGGATCTCATCGTCGTCTTCAACGAGCTTGATCTGACCCTTCTCCTTCAGGAGTGCCTTGGCGGCCGGTAGGTAGTTCTTGTCAATGCCCGCATCGAGGAGCGCCTTCGTCAGGCCGTCGTCGACCATCACACGCCGGAGTGTGCCATCGAGCTTATTGGCACGGGATTCGAGCTTTTCGCGATCCTTGGCGAACTTCGCCTCGAGCTGCGTCTTCTGCGCGGCAAGCCGCTCTTCGATCTTCGGCGGCTCTTTGCCTTCTGCCTGCGTGCGTAGTGCTTCGTAGGCATCGGCGTCAAAGTCATCGGGCAGGCCTTCCAGCCGGCTCTCTGCTGCGGTCAGCTTCTCGCTGAGGGTGCGCTTTTCACCTCGGACGCGGTCAAGAGCGCCTTTGAGTGCTGCGGCGCCTGGGTGTGCTTCTATACCCTCCACAGCGAGGATAAATTTGCCGTCCTTCTCCTCGTAGAGCGAGCGGTGTTGTTCCTCGACACTGTCGAGGTTGTCGACGATTGCTTTAAGGGCCACTGGCCTTCTCCTTAGTTGATCCGGTCACTGCCGGACATGGGAAAGCCGCCCTCAGTCGGCGGCCCGAAGAGAACAAAGCTATAACGTTGCGGCACGCTGCCGCCGCTCATAGCTTTTTAACTGCAGCAGCCTAACCTTGCCGCCCACAGGGGAATGAGATGCTGTCGCTCAATTATCTTTCCGATACGAATCTTAAGGCTGCAAACTCCTTCGATGGAGTTCTTTCGTTGCTGCTGTATGACCCCGCTGCGACTGTTTTCGAACAGAAGTTTCGTGCCTCTTATCCCCAGCTACATGCTCGGTCGGGTGACTCTCTGCTGGTCATTGCAGGACAGTCTGATTGGCTCCCAAGAAAATTGCGATCTCAGGTGGCCGCCGAATTTTCACGACGGGCGCCTTCTGGTTTCATGGAAATGATGATCGCGCCAACGAAGCTCAATCCTATTGACGAAGCTCGACGGACCATGAACCTGACCACGAGGTTTGGTCTTGAGCCGAAGCAACTACCGTGTCTTGTGATGCTGGAGCGTCTAGACGACAGTAGAGGCGTCGTAATCGGTTTCGACCGCACGACGATCAATTCCGCTACTGACGATCTTCAACTTGCCCTAGTGGAGGCCTTCGACATCATCAACGCGGCTGCGAAGCGTGATCCGTGTCCAGTTACGCCTTACGATGCAGAACGATCGGCCGAATCAATGGAGGCTATGATCAAGTGGCGGCGCAAGATAATCGAGAGCGTTCAGCCACAATTCAGAAGGCTGAGCTTCAAGACCTTCATCAAGAAGAACGTCCCTAACATCATCTCTGGAGCCGGCGGGCTGGCAGGTCTTCTTTAACCAAGAGCCGATGCCGCCCCTATTTCCTCCTCGCTCCCATAACGCTCTTCATCGATGAGCTTCATCTCAGCCTCGTGATCACGCTCCGCGCTGGCGATCTCGCCTCGCTGAAGGTTCTCGTAAAGCGTCTCGTAGGAGATGGCGCCGTTCTGCCAAAGAGAGACGAGCGAGGCGGCCTCCTGCGCAGTCAGAGTTGCGTCAACGAACGACAGGTTCGGCTTTACCGTCACCGCCTCAGGGCTTTGCCCGATCATGATGGCGATGTGCCGCAGCGCCTTCTCCAGGCCCTGCGCACTCGCCAGAGCGATTGAGGTTAGCGTTGCGGTCTCAGCGGCGTATCTGATGCGTAGCGCGTCACCGCTCTCCGCAGACTTGCTTTCGGAGCCGCTGAACAGCCTGGCTCCTGACTGCGCCGCGTTCTGTCGCTCGTCCCGGATGGCAGTGCGGTGAGCAGCGATGCCAGTGCCGGCTGGCCCAACATACTTCACATCGGGCGAGCCCGCGTTGTCGCCCTGCCTGATTGCAATGACCGCACCGGCGCCAACTGCCGAAGGCGGGTCACCATTGATGACCACAAGCGTTTCCTGCCCCGTCATAAAGAGTTGCCAGCGATAATCGGCGGACAACTGGTAGAGCGCGACAGCCGACCGTGCCACTCCCAGGAGTGGTGGAAGCTCTGGAGGAAGCGAAAGGTCGCGAGCGCCGATAACGACGAACGGGATCTCCTGGAGCTTCGCGTTCGCTCTGCCAGCCGGCATCACAAGATCGCCTGCGGTCCTTTCCGTCCCGGTATAGGTCTGCACCGTGTAGGTGCCGTCCTGCATCTGCAGCACGCGGAATCGCTGCTCCGCTTCCCACCGAAACCCCTCACGCTTCAAGCCACTTTCGTCGAGCACGAACATCGAGCGGTCATCCGCCCAGTTGATCAGCGCCTCGGCGGTGTAACCAGCCAGCCAGGGCAGATCAGATCCTTCTGTTGCAGCATCAGCGAGCAGAGCATACCGGCCTGTCGTCAGCAGCTCCGCCGTGATCCGGCGATGCAGTGCTTCGAGAGGGAGGCCATCCTTGGTCGCCTTCTCCCACAGAGGCTGCATTGCCTCTGGCATGTCGATCTGCGCTTCCGTCCTATGGATCACCCCGACCATGCCGTGGATCGTTGGTAAAACGATCTCAGGGAACTGCGCGCGGGTCTGATAAGCCTCATATAGCGCGCGGCCACCATCAGCCTGCGCGGAGAAGCCGGACGGCTTCGGAAGATAGGCGATCCCCGCGCCCTTCATATCCTTCTCGCCACCGGCAGTATCTCGCATCAGGGACCATTCATCGCTGCGTTGGATGTACGCCGGGTGCCGAGTATCGACAGGTTCAGTCATCTGGACTTCCTGAACAGGCATCGCCTATGGCGAGCGGATCGCCGTATGGTTGACATAGACTATTATATAGCTTTATAAAACTTATATGGCCAAATAATTGGCTGATATGTCTATGGAGCCCAAAAATATATGAACCAGCAAGTTAAAGACATCGCTAAGGACCTACAGAAGCTTTATAGCGGCAGTGAATCAGCCAAAAAGCTCTTCAACTGGTTCGACGACAAGAAAAAGGACTCCTGGGAGATGCCAGTACGCGTGGCCTCGTACCGCACAGGCGTTCCCGAAGGAGAGATCCGTAGGTTGTTTGGCGAACTCGAAAATCTCGGGTGCGGGCGCTTTATTACGGGACGAAAAGGATATGAAACACGGATGGCTTGGAAGCTGAGCGTTCGTGGTATCGCGGCGGCTGCCAAGGGCGGCATGACCTCGATCAAGAAGCCGGAAGTAGAACCGGGCGAAACTTTGGAAGATGTTGAGAGCCTGCCTCCAGAGGTTATTGCTGCCACCAAAGTTGCTCACACGTTCAACCTCCGTCCTGACTTCCAAGTCAGCATCGGCCTTCCTGCCGATTTGACCGTCAAGGAAGTAGAGCGGCTTTCGATGTTCCTGAAGGCGCTTCCGGCTGGTGACTGATGTTGGCATTGTGGGCCGCCAGCCGGCCCACCGCCTCCCGACCTCAAAGCGGGTTCGAAGTTGAGACGAGTCCTTCAATAAAGCCCTGTTACCGTTGTCGTGGTTGTCACGGCCGGCGACGAGATCAACGCATTGAACGCTCTGCTCGTGCTGTCCGCATCGTCATCATGGTTCGCTTCCGGAAAGCTCTCTAGCGCAGTGAACCAGTCATCATTCCAGCGACCGCGGATGATGAAGACGTTGCCCGCCTCGGCCTGCGCAGAGAAGCCGCTGAAGCGAGTTATCTTGTCACCACTTTCCGGCGACGAACGAACGCTGAAGCCAGCCAGCATCTTAGTCAGTGTCGCGACCTGGCTCTTGCCCGCCTGCCCCGGATCCTGAGGTAATGAGATTGCTACCTGCCGCCCGTCTCCGTCAGCCGTGTTCTTGATCATCCGCTCAACACCAGATGGCGACAAGCGATCACGCCGATGGTCAGCGATGAAGTAGCGACCGTCTGGCGTCTTCCCCATCAGCGTCCCAGCTGTCCAATCCGGGTCATTGCTTTCCGTCTTTGGCGTGCCTGCCAAGTCCCAGCCGCGCATCCATCGAATATCGTGGGGCGCAGCGTCCACTAGCTGGCACCATGAGCGCTGGAAGTAGAGCCCAGCAGCTGGCCGGATCTTCCAATTGCCGCCAAGCAATCGTTCCCGCTCCACTGTTGGCAATGCCATTAGGCTTGCCAAATAGCTCGGATCCGCCGCCATCAGCGCGCGGTTGTCGCTGAGCTTTGCTGGGACGAACGTTACCGACTTCGGCGGTATCGGCTCCTCAATGCCGTCTTCATTCGGCGCGGTGTATTGCGCCAGGTCCTGCGGGCTACCTGCCCAGATAATCGCATCGCCGATGCGGACGAACCAGCGAAGGACGCCGGCGCGCTCGGGGATCGGCAGGCCCGTGTCCTGATTTATCCACCAGCTAATGAATTGCGCTACCCAGCTATCGGCATCCGGGTTGCACGTTGCCCTGATGTACGGCCTTACGCCTGACATCGAACGGTTACGCGAGACCATGTACCAGAACTGCTTGGCGCTGAAGTGCGTCAGCTCGTCGAAGCAGATCAGAGGGATCTGCGAGCCCTGCCAGTTCAGGACCGTCTTATCGTGCTCCAGGTGGGCAAAAGAAACTGAAGCACCAGAAGGGAAGCTCCACTGCAGCACATGCTCTTTCGGGCTGGCACCGATCGATGGATAGAGCTTCTCGCTCTCATCCCATAGGCCGCCCTCATTTCGTACCTGCACCGTTGAGCGGCGGAAGAAGACCGCGCCGAACTGCGGGTTCGCGATATGGCGCAGGGGCTCCATAAGAAGTGCCCAGGTCTTGCCGCCGCCAGCCGAACCTCCATAGATCGCGATATCCGCCGGCGATCCTAGGAAGGCCATCTGTGGGCCCGGTTGCGGCCGGATGACTGACTGGGCTGCCGCGCCCTGATCAACTCCTGCCATTGTCGGGCAACTGGAAGATCGTCACCGGTGACACTGGCACCGGCAGATCCTTTCCATCCTTCCCTGTCAGCTCGCGCCGGTTGGTGTAGCTGCCGCCCACTTCCTCTGCAGCCTGCTTAAGGAGCGAAGATGCGAGCACCATGTTGCCTTGACCTTCGGCCTTGTCTGCCATGCGCTGCAGAGCGCGGAGACGAACCGCTCGATGGCTTATGGCGATTGATGCAGTGTCTTCCAGGAAGGTCTTTCGGGTCTCTTCGAACAGCGCCTTCCACTTCGGG